CATTTCGGCAACTTCGTCGGTTGTGGGAAGCTCGCCCACTACGCTGTTCGTCTGTTTGATTTTCGCGAGTATCGCCTTTGCGGCCGCCTCGCCCATGAATTTCTTTGCCATTGTTATGTCGGTTTTAAGTTAAATTAGCAGCGATAGTCCAATCATTCATACATCTTCCAATAGAGCTTCATCTTCTATCGACCGGGGGGCTATGTCTTGAAAGATTTCCTCTATCTCGTCGGCTGTTATTTCCACCAATCCGAGGGGAGAATACCGGTCTTTTTCGAGGTTGCGCCACCTGCTCCATAAACCGTTACGACAGTAGCGGGTGTATTGGAAAACCTTATTTCCATTATGCGCGTGGTCGACACCGATTTGCCCGGTGTCTTCATTCAGCAGGTAATTGGTTGTCAGAAGCTGCGTTACGGTGCATCCGTCGTGCGACTGGAAAATGTCGAGCATCCCGACGGTCTGCATGTACCCGTCTGATTCAGTGGTCAGAACCACCGAGTAAGACGGGTGCGGCATCCATGCCTCGACCAATCCGACGGAATCCAGCTTGCCAAATTCCACAACCCGGCCTCGGTCGACAACCCCCAGTGCCGCTACTATGTCTGAAAACAGGCCGCCTACCCTTTCGGGGGTGTTCTCACGCTCTTCACAGGCATACCTTATCAGTGCAGCCCGGTCCGCCATATCTTTGTAATTGTCAAGCATAGTCCGTTGTGTATTTAATCAAATGCATCAGAAAACTCCTCGGAGAACATACCTTTATAGCGGCATTCATCACCGGTCACGATGTCGGGGGTGATTTCTGCATCCCGGTCAACGGCCTCGAATGCCATCTTAAATGATTGAGGGGCTTTGGGAAATAGCCTGAATGTGAGGTCGTCAATCGAGGGAATCACTTTCACCGGATATTCGCGCGGGCGCAGGATCCAGACATCACCGGAAGCCGCTATTTCAGCAAGCAGACGCCATCGCGAGCCGGAAACCGGAGACATCTCGACCGAATATGTTTTTTTCTGCGAAACACGACCACGGAACGAAACCAGCCTACAAACAGATTTGTCAAAGCGTTCCCCCGCCTCTGCCCCGTCATCCTCCGACAAAGACACATCAACTTCGCCCGGCAAATCGGCCATCTCGAATATGCCCAACGAATTACGGAATTTGACAATCAGCCTGTCTTTGGCCACGGGGGCTTCCTCAACGAAGATGCCACAGGAATAGGTTTTGCCGTCTTGGGATTGACGGTAAACATCGAATGCGGAAGCCAGGATGTGTTCCTGATCCAGGAAATGGAGACGGAGGGCGGTGATGCTTAACGCCCACACGCCTTTCCCCAACGACATCGCATATTCCTTATGCGACAGCCTTTCACGGATTATGACCGTCCCAGCATCCGGCATTATGAAATATAGGGGGTAGAGTTCGGTTTCTCTGACCACGATACGCCACGAACCTGTGCGAGACGTAAGGAAGAAATTCGCGGCTGGGTTAAGAAACCTGTGCGTGAACGGATCCATCCCCAGCTCCTGCAACCTGCGCCAGTTACGGTATGAGACACCTCCGGGAACCAATGTCAGGCTGATTGATCCGGCTCTGGTGCTGCTGTCGGCGCCGGCTTCAGGCCGCAAATTTACTGTCATGGTATAATCCGACAGACCTTGTTGCGATACCACCGGTATGAACACGGAATCCGATTCCGGAACTTCCGGGAACGGTACAGTGCAACCTTCAGCCACATCAGACAGGTCTACACTGAAGGGGGGCAGATATGAACCGTTGAACACGGTGCGGCCTCCGACCTCGACGGAATAAGGGCATGGCGTTGATGCTGAGGCATCGCCGTCAGCTCTTACTTCCACCGGATTACGGCAAAAGGCGTAGCCAGACAATATATGTGGAACTTCCGGTATCATTTGGCGAAAACTACAGGGGCGGCCACCGGGCCATCGAATAACACATCAACACCAACGCGGCGCAGGAACTCCGCCCTTTCGGCAGAAGGTTCGATGATGAACTTGTTGAATTCTTCGCGGGTGCTGCCGTGGTAAGCGTGCTGCCACTCGACAAAAAGCCGGTACATGTCGCCACACTGGGGAGCCAGGGTCATATTGTTTTTATCCATGCGCAAAGATAGAATCCGGGGTAAAAACGGGAAAGGACAATTATAATCCGATTTTTTCCAGTATCACGGTATATGACAGCGGAATTTCAAATGCGTCCGCTATGGTTATCTGTTTCGCCGGTCTGTTGGGCGCTGACTCCCCGGTTCTCTTATATCTGACTTCCAGCACCATGCGATAGCTTGCGCGGCAGAGATATTCAGCTTCAACAGTCTCCCCTCTCGATTCCGCCGGAGGCGGCACGGCAAACCTTGGGTCGGTGAACCAGGTCATCCCCTCAGCCCATACTTTCAACGGATAAGCAACGAGGACGGCTTTCTCCGTAGCGGTTTCATATTGCGGATCTGGATGGAATGAATTAGGGGGGAGATAGAGCCTGACGGCATCTCGCCGCGCGCGGTCTAAGCGGAAGATGCTGTTCATATTGTTGCTTATCATCTTCCATCCCCTTTGCAAATCGCAGAACGAGGGAATTAGCGGCATCTCTTTGTCAGCGCACCGGCATGAAACAACCCGCATGGAGGCGTCGGCCACCACCTCCGCCCCGGCGGGGAGCGAGTATTTCAGCTTGTCGATTAGGCATACCCCTCCGGAGAACCTGACAGGCGAGAACGGATCCAATGATAACAGGCTGTGTAGAGGGAAAGCCAGATTCACCCGGCATGTACGCGCCCCGTTGCGGATCAACGAATCATAGGCTCTCCAAAACTTGTCGTATAGTCCGTTTTTGAACTGGAAAATGAGGGTTGTGGAGTGGGAGACATCCCCTCCGGGCCATTCTAGAACTTCCCCCTCACCGGTTTCATGCGACAGGCGGCCGATTGTGCCCAGGGGCATGTCGGTTGTCCCTGTAAACGCCCACATGAACGCCAACGGGCATCCGGTCGTGTCGGCCTTATTGTCGTCGGATCCTTTAACATATGTGTGCATGTGTCTTGATCCAGCCTGGTAAAACGGGGTCGGGCCGTGAACCCCGTCAGATTCGCCCCATACGTTCTTCATCGGCACGCATTCGTCGTCGCTGGAAAGTTCCAAGGCCTCCATTCCGGCCGATTGCGGGTTCCAGTTGAAAAACGCTGATGAGGTCTGTAGAAAACCGCCCTTACCATCGCATTTATACCACATGCTTCCGACCGGGTCGTATAAACAATCGTAACCTTCGTTACCTTTAGGGGTTGATGTTACATAGACCCCGTCTGTGTCGCACCCTTTGATGAAATCCTCAAAACGGTCGTTGGCAGGAGCTGCTCCTTCAAACGATGTGGAAGCAGAAAGAGACAGGTACTGTCTCGCGGCGAAATCAATGCCGGGCATGGATGCCGCCAAATCAGACCAGTCGGCCGACGCTTCAGATCCGAGAATGTCGCGCAGCAGCCGGATATCGGCAGCCCCGGTATCCCAGTTGATGTTATAGACGCATCCGAACCTTACCCACAATGCGTTAAGGAAAGATTCCACCGAGTTGTCAGGCATCAGGTCGGCCACATGTACTTTGCCGGTGCACAATGCATCGGCGGTATTGTTCAGGATCACGAGCCGCGCCAGGTCGCCGCTTTTGAACGGGTTTGATGCTATCGACAGGCCGAGATCGTTGAAGATGAGATCCAGCACATACCACACCCGTAGAAATGGGGTAATACCGTAGCGGTGCGGCACGGTCAGCTCCGTCACAGCTTCGCCTATCACCCGTATAACCGGACCGGAAACCTCTCCGCTCAGGCGGCCCGGTGCATTAAGTATTTCCCAATAATCTGTCGAAGTGCCTGATGCGCCGTTGTTCTTCACGGATTCGCATCCTACCGCTATGGGAAAGACCGCAAACGGGTTTTCCGCCGGGTCTGCCTGGCGGTAAACCACTCCATACATGTAATCGAGAACGTCTGCACCGGGATCGTCGTCAGCCTCGAACACCATAACGGGGAGATTCGCCAGCTCATTCAGCTGTTTTTTCTGCCACTTTTCGTAAGCTATGGAATTTCCGAACCCGATATTAAACGACACACCACCCCTTTGTGAGACAGAGGTTACATTGAGTTTGCCACTGCGGATGAAAGTGCCTGACACGACACGGCATTGCTTTTCACAGACACTTCCTGCCGAATCAAGCCTCCCGGCAAATCCCATCAGCCGCATATTACCGGGAGTGGGCGGCACGGTGGCCGGGACAGACATGCTTCCCCGGTCATTGAATACCGGCGAACTATCCTCGACATCGAATGAGAAGGATTGCGGCAAGTCGAGCGTTTCGCCGTCAATCTCGATATACATCTTTTTCATACACTTGCGGATAAGATAACAGATGGCTTGGGTTACGGATTGTTGCGGGTGAAGGGCGCGCGGGCGCGTGCCAATGTTTTTCCGGCTTCCTCAATGTCGCTGTAAACCACATAAGCTTTCATGTTCTTTATGGCGGCCTTCAATTCCTTGACGGTCTCTGAGAATCCGGAAAAATCAGGCACTGCATCAGCCTGGGGCGTGTAGCCCCCGTCGGCATAACCGGCGGAAGGCGTTCCGACGGGAATGCCTTGTCCGAGGAGTTTGTTGCGGCGTATCGCCTCGATGGTGCCCACAGCGTCAACCACGCGGGGGTTGTCCATTATAGGCTTCGGCACGACATACTCGCCGCGATGGACTACACCCGCCACCTCGTAGCGGTCTCCGTCGCCGGTATACCCACCGTCGGCATAGCCTGTCAGCACACGTTGGGCGGTTGCCGGTTTGGCAGCCGAGCCTCCGGCGGTATTGCCCGGCTGCATATTCTTGATTTTGTCGCGTTCGGCTTTGGCCTGAATCCCTTGTGCTATGCCGGTAGCGGTCAGCAAGGCGGCCGCTATTGCCCCGCCAATCGGGCCGAGGTCTGCGAACGCCTTCATAATCGAAACTGCCGTATCGGCTACGATTTGCGATATTTTTATGGCAAAATTGACATCGGCATATTTTTTCTGAATTTCAAGTTTCTTGTTTTCCTTTTCTTCTTCAAGGGCTGCGGTGTCCTCCCCGTTATTCTTGGCTTGTTGTATCAGAACGTCAAATTTCGCGTCGCTTTTGGCAATCTCCGCGTCCTGAATGGCGGTGAACATGGAGCCGGAAAGACCGGCATAATAATCGAAATACTTTTTGGCGTTGTTAACTCCGAGCTGCAACTTCTTACGCTGGTAATCCTTTTCCTTGATAAGCCCCTGACGGTGGTAACTTTCAAGTTGAGCAAGTTCGTGGTCGTACTGCTGCGCCCATGAGGTGCCGGTTAATTCCTGCATCTGGTAAAGCTGTTCAAGATATTGGAAATTAAGCGCGGCGATTCGATGCTGTTTATTGGTTTCAAGTGCCACGGCTTCCTCCGTACCTTCTCCCACGGCCTGAATCATGGCGTTATATGTCGCCTCGATATTTTGTTTCTGAAGGTTGTAAGTGTCAGTGATTCCCGCATAACTGGAGGTGTCGGTCATCATATCGCGGAGAAGTTCGGACCATTTTCCCGTATCTGTAAGCGTCTGCGACTGCATACGCCTTATATCCACCTCCAATTTTTCAAGAATCAGACGTTTATCTTCTGCGCCGAGATAATCCGCGTTCTGGACCTTTGTATAATAATCCTGAAGTTCCTTTAACTGCGAATTGTTAAGCTGCTGTTTTTGTTGGAGCAAATAAATATTTGCTTGCCCTTCCGTAATTTCCTCTGTCATTACGGCATGGCGCATCCTCTGCTCTTGTGTGTCGTAGAAGGCTTGTTGAGCGGCAAGGCGTTGCTCGTGGCCGACGGCTTCCTTTTGGGCTATGGCCTTGTTTATTTCCTGTTGTGCCGCCACAATCTGCTGCCCGATTTTATTCTCACGCGCTTGAATCTTGTCGAGTGTCTGCGTGTGGGTCGCGTCGGTTTTGGCCTTAAGGATTTCAAGTGCTTTAATCAAGTCGCCGGAATACCTTATTACTTCCTTGTTTTTCTTAATGATAATATCGTATTCCGGTAGATCTCCCTTCAACTTGTTTATAGCAAGTAGATTCCGCTGGTGCAAATCATCAGCGGCGGCGGTCGCTTCATCAAGAGAATCCTCCTCGTATGTTCCTGGAGTATGGCGATTTTTGCCCTTTTTGGAATCCTTACCTTTCAACGTGCGTAACCGTTCTTGGATTTTCTCTTTGCGGGTCTCGATAGCCTCAAATTCTTCATCGGTCTGGGGGTCGAGTTTGCGGAGTTCCTTCAGTTCCTTTCGGAGTTCCTTAACCTCGTCTACAACTGCATGAGCGGCGGAGCCGGTGTTATTAAGGTTATTGGTAACATTCTGCGTCGTGTTGGTAATGGTTTCATCGGCGGCAGTAAATACGTCCTCTATATTGATTCCGTTAGCCTCCATGTCGGCCTTGAAATCATTGAGTGCCTTTGTTGTGGTGGAAACGGCGCGATTCGCGGCATCAAGTTCGCTCTTCATGTCGTTACCCCAAAGTTGCTCTGAACGTTTTACCTTGACTTTCTCGCCCTCTTTTATTCGGATAGTAGGTAAGAACGGAATATTACGGCCATATTCACGATAATACGTCCTATCATCTTCAACTATATCATCTTTATGCGCATCCCACTCTTTCTGTGCTTTGCGCTGGCGCGATTTTGCGGCCTCTTGTTCATTGATATATTGTTGGTATTCATCTTTATAATAGGCGAGGCGCATACGCTGTTCCATAGACGCGATATATTCGTCAAGAGCCTTTTTGTTGGCTTTCAACTTTCCGCGTTCCATATCAAGGTGGCCGTTGTATTCCGGGCAGATTTTATTTATTTCCTGTATGGCTTTCAGACGGCGTTCCTTCGACAAATTTTCATTTTCTGCTACTTTTATGAGTTCAAGTAATTTCGTTTTTTCGGCGGCAAGTTTGTTGGTGAACTCTTCCCGTTTACGGGCGTGTTCCTTTGCATTCTCCGCCATCTTTTCCTCTGCCTCGTTAAGTTTTTCGGTAGCTTCCGCTGCGTCATTAGTGCCGGAACACCAAGTATAAAGAGCTGCGCCGAGTGCTGCAAGTGCGCCAATTACAGCCGTCCACGGGGTTGAAGCCATAGCGACTTTCAAGGCGTTGAATGATGTTGTGGCCGCCTTTATATTGCCTATCATTGCCTTGAAGCCGGTAGACAGTAAAAGAATCGTGGCCCGGCAAGCTGCCATTATAGCGGAGCCGGTGCGGAGTGTGGCAAAATAAAGTTTGGTTGCAGTATGGGCGAGGAATACGGCGAGTTTATAAGCTGCGAATCCGGCGGCCACACCTTTAATCAGACCTCCGAATTTCGTAAGCCATTGATAAGCCTCCCCGACCCATTGAACCAAAGAAGTAAGAGCCTTTATTAAATCCTTAATCGGGCCGTTTGTTCCCTCCGATATTTTCAACACCAATTCCTGTGCGGCTGACTGAAGTCCGGCCATTGCTCCGGCCACATTATCTGACATCGTGGCCGACATGTCATTGAATTGCTTGTTTACGTCGGTAATTGAATCCCGTAATTCAGTAAGGGAATCGGCCGAGTTTAGGAATGTGGAGAAGGCTGCCACACTTCGTTTGTCGGTCAGGTCAAGGGCTTTCGCGAGGTCTATCCCTTCGGCATTGAGTTTTTTTAATCCTTTCGCGAGGTCATCGGCGTTTTTAACCGGGCTTCCGAGGGCTTTTGCGAGGTCGCCGTTAGCATCGCAAAGATTCAGAATAATATTACGGGTGGCGGTGGCTGCGCTTGAAGCGTCGAAACCGGCATTGGCAAGTTGGCCCAGAAGTGCCGTTGTATCTTCGATTGAGAATCCAAAAGAATTTGCAACCGGCCCGACTGTTGAAAGTGAGGATTCCAATTTGGAGAAGTCAAGCGCGGTTTTGGTGGTAGCAACGGCAAAGGTGGCGAGAACGTCCTCGGTTTCGCTTGCGTCCTTATTGAATATTCGGAGAGCTGCACCAGCGAATGCCGAAGCCCTTGAAAGGTCGGTATCTACCGCTTTCGCGAATTTCAATACCGCCCCTTCCATCTTCAGAATCTGGTCTTGCCCGAATCCGAGTTTAGCCAACTCAATCTGAAGCCCTGTAACTTCTGCGGCCGTGTATGAGGTCGTTGCGCCCAGTTTCCTGGCTGCTGCTGTCAGTTCCTTGATTCCGGCTCTTGTTGTTCCAAGGATTCCGGCAAGTTTGGAATTAGCCTTCTCGAAATCTACAATGATATTGAAGGCATTTTTGAAAGAACCCACCACAAGGGCCATAATCGTCATGCCTATTGCAGAAAAGAACCCTATAAGGGTCTGCTTCATTTTTGTGAGCGAAAAGAATCCGCCCTGAAGCCCGCGGGCCGAGGCATTGGCCTTATCAAGTGCCGCCTGTGTCTTGTTTATTTGGTCTCGGAGTTCTTTATAACGTTTAGGGTCTGCGGCTTTAGAGGTATTGTTAAACTCTCGCTGCAAATCTTTCAACCGCTTGCGGAGTTGGGAAACGGTCATTGTGGTAAGGTCGAACCGTTTCGCCACTTCGTCCATTTTACGGCGGTTTTCCGCCATAACACGGTTATTCTGGTCAATAGACTTACGGAGATTATTCCATTCTACCGACCCCTTCTTGCCCTGCGCTTCCAGTTCCGCCATTGCCTTACGGCTGGCGGTAGTTTCCGCTTTGAGGGATTTATTTGCTTTTTCTAACTTGTGGTATTCCTCTTGCGCCTGTGTCGCGTTAAGAGTGAGAACCCAGTTTATATAATCGGGGGATAACTTTTTAGCCATTGCGCCAATCTGTTTATTGGCGCAAAAGTATTAAGGCACAAAAACGTGCCGAAGGACACTAAATTATCCCACTGTCAGTATGGTGGCCCATATCTGTAACCGTTCCGTTAGCTTCATCAGCGGACGGTCGGCCTATAATCGCGTCGCTTTCGCGGTTACATTTATCAACAAATGCCCGATTCTCTCGATTCCATGCGTCAAGATTCTCGTGTATGATTCTTTTCTTCCGGGCTTCAGACATCGCTCCGGCTCTCGCCCAGAGGACGAGCCATTTCCAAAATGTTCTGTGCCGTTTCATCATTCAAGCCCTTTCGTTAATAATTCCGTTACCAGTTGGGAGATAGATATTTTCCGGCGGTCTGCTTCGTCGCGTATGAGGTCTAAAAGCCACGTCGGAAGATTAACGGAGAATTTGACTCTTGCCACTCCGTCAATCGGTTTCCTTCCGGCTCCTTTGCGCGAGCCTCCGCTTCCATATCCTCCCATAATAGTAATGTTTTGATATACAAAGATAACGCTTGTTTTTGAATAATGCGGAATAATTCAAAAGAAATAAATATGTTCTACAACATATTATCGCCCGAAATCGTAAGGCTCCGGGCGATATGCAATGGCGGAAGTATGCGGGTTATTCCGGCGCGTCGGCTTTTTCTTTCCGCAATTCGATTTGTGCCTTAATCTGTCCGGCGACGGTTATAGCGAATGTAAGGAAAGCGGCCCAGATAAATTCAACGCCGAGGGCGGCGAGAATAGTTACCAGTGCGCCGTGGATTTTCCATAAGGCGAACCCAGTAACTATTCCGGGGAGGAGAACGGCAAAAAGGCGCATAATCACGCCTACGATGTTTTTTAACCTTTTCATGTCGAATTATTTTGATTGGTTGGTGATTTGTTTCAGTAATTCCGGGAAATGCTTTTCGAGCCAATCCCGGTATTCATATTTTACGTTCTGAAGTGTTTCTTTATACAAGATTCCCCAGATTTGGCGGTTATAGATTTGGTAATTACCGTGTCGCTTCATATCGAGAAATCGGATATATGTCGGTAAGGTTGTTTCGGTTCTGACACCGCTCCCGTCCGGCGAAATGCGATAACGTGGATTCGTCAAAGCTGCCATAAGTGCGCCACTGCGCCCTTGAACGGTTGCGCCACTCCGCTTTTCTCTTACTCGATCATGTCCTTTTTGATATATGCGCGAGGAAGCAATAAGGCGTTGAGCCTCCAGAATGTCGCGGATTCCTTTCTCAAGCTGCTGCTTGAAATACTGAACTTTGATACCTTCCGTTTCCATTTCATCAAGTAATTACTTTGAATCCGACAGACCAACCGGCAAACCCGGCGAAAAACTGTGTTTCCGGGAGCGTGTTCAGTGTCGACACGTCAAACCGCATAAGAGGACACCCGGAGGTGAGGTCGTCAAGCATACACAACTTTAATTTTTCGGTTATGACTTGCGATGATTCGAGAACGCTCCATGTGTCCCGGCGTTGAGGGTCGTACTTTTCCATGACGAACACAACACACTCGTTTCCCTCCTTGAAACTATCTATATTCTTGCCCTCGCTTTCTGCGGCCGGCGGTAACACAAACAGAGTAATTGACCCGGTTTTAAGTGAGGTTATTCGTTTTGCCATAGCCTCGTCAACAGTAACGGGAAGAATCCCGGTAATAAGTGGAACACGTTTTACAAGGCGTTCCCAATATTCTTTATATGCGGTAAGATTTATCATATCTGCCCGAAATAGTGGTTAGCCTCTGCGGTACGACGTTTTACCAGACCGGGGAGAATCTTGCCGCCTCCGTGTACCCACTTGGCAAACTCGGCGCGTATTGTGGGGTCGGCAGGGTCTGTCATCACCTTCTTGAAAAGCGTCGATTTCTGGAACGCTCCGATTCCGATGTTATACGCCAGCGATACAAGCGCGTCGAACTGGTTGTTATTGATGTTCGCGCCCCGGAGTTTCGCGGCCACACCGTCGGCGAATCTCTTAATATCCGCCTCGAAAAGCGCGTCAGCCTCGGCCTGCGTGATACGTTTTCCGAGAGTAACCCCCGGCCCGGTATGTCCGTAGCCGATTGTCAGCACACCGGCGGGGCAACGGTACGCCGTCAGCCGACAGCCTTCCCACGCCTTGATTTTTGATTTGATAGACTGTGAAAGTTCCATAATGATTTATTTTTGTGAGTTGTTTTTGTCATGGATATACTCGAATTTACATTTGTAGAGATACAGCAACACCTCCCAGAAGTCGGCGGCCTCCACCTCCTTGACAGTTCCGAACAATCCGGCGGTGGCTACCTCGAAAGTGATACCGGCCCACCCGGTCTTGTCATCAGGACGGGAACCGCCGGAACTGCGGAAAATTATGCGTAGGTCAATTTTCTTGCCGTTAATGTCAATAGGGCCGGACTGTATCGCGCTCCATACCGATGAAAACAGTGTCGGGGCATGGAAAGCGATAAGGTCAGGCACGGAGGATTCTCCCGGTATATGGTAAAGAACACGGGCTATATCGGCATAACCTTCCGCCACACCTTCGGCATCCGTCTCTGCCAGACTTTCAAAAATAGTAAGGCATTTTACGAACTCTCCGAATGTGATACCGTCGAGCCAGTCGCCGGGGCCTTTGAAACCTTTATATTCCGGGAGTAGGTTAACAGTGGTGGCAAAATCAAGGCTCTGACGCTCTACTCCATTGATGGTCTTCGTCCTGAAAAACCCGTCAATGATTTTCTGCTGCGGCTCCAGTTCCGCGATGTGTTCCGGCTTCAGTATCGTGTAATTCACTTTTTTCAGACCAATCAGGTAAGAGAACCAGCGAGTACGAAAATAACCAAGGTCTATAACTCCGCCTCCCAAAGCGAAGGCGAGAAAACAATAATATTCATACTGTGCCGGAGTAAGTTCCCCGACACAAACAGGAATATCTACCGAGCGGCCGCGTGTGGTGATTGTTTCCATCAGAACGACATTCCTTTACTGTGAACGATTGGGCCTCCTACATACGGCACTGTTTCCATTCCCTCGGCATTGTAATCCGCCACAAGCTGCTGAAGCCGGTCTATGCACCTTTGAGCGTCAGCACCCAGCGAGGCCGCCACAGCTGTGCGGGCCGACTGTTCCGCTTTCAGCCGGGATTTTACCGGCTGCGACTGTTGCACCTGAACCACACCCTCCGGGATAACCTCGACGGGCAAACGCTCCACTGCTTTCTGCATTGTGAGCAATACCACGGCACGGGCGGCGGTGTCGCCGAACACCCCGGTTTCCTTCTCGCTTCCGCCAAGAATCAGCCCCAGCACCTTATCGCCGAGAACCGGCGCGATCTGCGCTTGCTGAACTTCCCGCATAATCGGCAGGAGCGTAACGAAAAGCCGGTGTGAACCGATGTTATAATATTCGTCGAACTGTTCTTTTGTGCGAATCAGGCAATTGTTCCGTAGCTTGCATTTGTGCGAGTTAATCCAGAATGGAAATTTGAAACGTTCGAGGGATTCCACAAGCGCGTCCGTCGCCTCGTATGCCAGACGCAAGATGTTTTCTTCGTCCTTGAACTCCTGTAATGCGGTAAGCCCTTTTTCATTTTCTCCCAGACGGCGGGAGCGTCCAGCGGTGTCGTGCTGCGCATCGAGCGTCGGGATTATCTTCAGCCAAGTAAAGAAAGCCACCGCTTGTTGCAGATACTTCAACGCTGTGCCTTTCTCAAAATCGAACTCCCCGCTCTCGTAGAACTCTGCGAGGGCTTCCACCGGCTCACGTCCTACAATGGCCGCTACGTCGCGGATTCCGAAAGGCAGAACCGGCTCCCACTTGTCGAAAGTAATATCACTGGAAATCATTCCGACGGCGGCGACAACTTCCGCACTGCCGTTTCCGTCTTTGTCAAACAGTTTCATCGCGTTTCAGTTTATAGGGTTTCCAGTCGTCAAAATCTTTATTGAACGACCGTATATTATCGAAAACTTCTTCTTTGTAGAATCGGGCCAACCCTGTATCAAGAGTGATAACCGTCTGTTCACAACGAGGATTACTGTTAAGGTTGGCGGAGCCTTCCACGGCGAAATCAAAACGCTCACCGAATCCGGCCATAACCTTTGAGTGGTTTCGGAACACCGCCACACGTCCGCCCCGGAGGGTTGCGGCCTGCCTCAATGTGTTGTAGACCTCTACAAACTTTGAATCGAATATTTCGCCGAGATATAGGTCGATACGTCCTATAAGGCCCTGACTTTGCCAGCGCAAAAGAGTTTCCGCGTCGGTGATAGCCATTGAGAAAGTGGAAAGCAATATATATTCGAGCGGCTGCTGTTTGAGTATAGCCCGTAAATATGTGAGCGCGTCCACGTCTCCGAACGAAAAACAGTGATACGCTTCGCCGGGGTTGAAGTGCCACGGCAAAGAATCTTCAAGGAACAACTCCGATTTTACGCGGCGTTCAAAATTCCGGCTCAACGTGCGATATACCCCGGTTTTCTTGCCGGTGTTCATATCCTCGGCGCGTTCCTTGCCTTCATCTTTCCCGCGTCCGGCGGCCGCCTCAGGCTTTTGGCTGTTTCCGAAAATATTACGCATTGGCTTTCATTCGGTTTTCGGGGTTAACGTTTCGTTCGGCCTCGACAACAGTACGGTAAAGACCGATTTTTATTTCTGTTCCGGGAAAATTCGCGTCGATGAACTGTTGGAACGGCTGACATAGCACCATATCAGGCACGGAGGTCTCGGTAGCGTTATACACCTTCAGGGCATAGAGTTTTTCCGAACCGCTTCCCAATTTGGTATCAAGTATGAGGTTGGATAACGAGGGGTCCAGCCCGAACCCGGAGGTGGCGGCCGCCTCGGCTTTCTTGCAGATAAGAACCTGCGCCTCGATATACTCTTTTACCTTGTTGTCGATAGGCACTATCTTCCAGCCCTCGAAGTTTCCGGCTTCAGGATTCCAGAACTGCGACGTATGAAGGAACTTTCCGGCGTTCTCCCTCCCGGTCATCGCGGCGGCATAATGCTCCATTGCCTCGTCCTTGAATTTTTCGAGCATTTCGGGCGAATACGGAATGCCTTTTTGCTGACATATATCCTTTATCCGCGCTTCGGCCGCGTCCCAGTAGGATTGCGGCGATTCTATATGTTTGGATATGGCCGAGGCATTGGCGTTATAGGTGGCGAGTAAGGGCGCGAGTGTTCCGGCCAACTCCAGCCAGTCGAACGCTCCGATAAATCGCGGTACGCTGTAATGGTCGTGTCCGAAACTGTAAATATTATAATACGCCAGAGATACCGGGTGTTTCAGCGGATTCCGAGGGTCGAAAAGCGGATATATATGCGAGGTCTTGCTGTCAGGCACCGGCCAATCGGCTACCATAGCCTCGGAGGGTATAGCGTTGTCGCCGGGCCATACATAGCGAACCTTTGCCGCCGGAACGTGTTCCACCCTCACGATACGTCCGGCACCTATCCGCGCTCCTCTCGAACGTGTGAACTTAACCCAGAACCCCTCCAAATGGCAGAGGTCAATCAGACAGCGGTGCATTTGCGTAAGGTAGTCGGTTTCTTTCAATGCGGCGGTAATTTTGTCGTCAATCACCCATTCCCGGTAAAAGATATTGTTCCCGTCCACCGCGTCGCGATACAGGCGGGGGCCTTCGCCCCACTGCAAACCGGCTTTCTTGCCCATAATGCCCTCTCCGGCGTAGAATTTTTCGAGCAATCCGCACACGCGCCCCGGTAAATTGTTATCAGACCCAAAAGGTATTATCGGCGTTCCGTTCACATTCATGTACTTGTAGCCGAAAGAGCCGGAGCCGCCGCGCAACATAAAGTGCGTGGGAGTCCAGCCCCGGCCGCCGGAATTGAGGCTGAAGGTAAATATTTCACCGGCTCCGTTATCGACAAATCCGAAATTTCCGCTTCTGCGTATCATCGTGGTAAATTTGAAGTGTTAGTTTAAGACTGTGCGGCGGCCGTTGAACTCGACTATTAACGGCTGCCAGCACACACTGGCAAGCCCGGTTTCAGTATCAGTAAAAAATAATTTGTATGACGAGCCGGAAATTTCCTCGTCGGAGGCTTTCGGACGGACACGGACGGCGTTTACCTTCACAAGGTCGCCGCCGTTGCGCGTCTGCCTGTTCCACTTGCGGAACTTCATCGAAAACGTTCCTCCGGCGAGGCTAATCCGTTTCATTTCCTCGATAGCCTGAAACAGGTCTATTGTCTGCGTCTGCGTTCCTTTATCCATGGCCATACATGGTCGGCTATAATTACATAAATGACATAAAGCAGAGTGAATCCGAGAAGGGCCGTTCCGATAATGGTTTCTAAAGGGATAGACGGGTCCACCTCAGTCTTTGTTTCTTTCTTTTTCTTGGTGTCTGTGTCAGTCTTGCCGGAGGCTTCGGAATGACGCGTGGCGTTAAGCCCGTAAAACCATTTGCCCTTCTCCGTCTGCATTGTGTTTTTACCCTGTAACCGCCAATCGAGGTTCCAGAGGATAACAATCGGGCGGCCCGCTGAATCTCTCTCAATCTCGACCCTACCCCGTTCATCAGCGCGGACGTTTGAGGAATCGGCGCGGTTCTCTGTTGTTTTCTCGGCGGTGGCGGCGGCGTTGAATGTAGAATCTGCGGAATATTCGGAAACTGCCTGTATGGTGGTTTCCTCGACGACTTCCTTAGTAGAGCGGCAACTGAACAAAATGCCGAGGCAAGTTGCTGCAATGCAGACAAGCACATACGCGAATAATATATCATACTTTCTCATAACTGTGAAATATCAATCAGTACACATTCAGCACAGGAAGGAGCCTTTACACAAGCGAGGCGCGAAAGCTGCTTCAGAATCTTGGCATTGTTTTCCACTATCAGTTCAAGGCTTTTGATTTTATCCTCCATTGTGCCTATTCTGTTGCGAAGTTCGGCGCGGTCATCCTGAAGGTCTTTAATCAAGCCTTGATATACTGTTTGAAAATGCTCCATTGCCTCGGCTTCGGCTTGTCGACGTGTGTATTTTATTGTAAAAATCCATGTCGCTCCGCCTCCGATAACAAGGGTAATAATCGGGATAATGATGTTTATTATTTCCATATCGTCTGCGTTTTACATTGCAAATTTCGGTCAGCCGGAGCGAGGTTGGAAGGACAACCCCCGACAGTGTGCGAAAAACGCCCGATTCACACCGGGCGTTCTTCTTACTTGCTTCCTAATATGTGGTAACAACCTTCTTTACCTTGAAATGCTATTCCTTAACGACTTCATCGGATTCCCCTACTGGCTGCGGATAGTTGGAATCCGAAACATCGTCTATATCGGTGAACGTATCTTCCACCCGTTCGGCGATTTCTTCCTCCGGCGGATTCTGGTGGCTCTTGCGCCGGGCGACAGACCCCGCGATTGCTGCGAGGTCTTGACGGATTCCGTCAATGGCGCGGAGGGTGGCGACTGCCTCCATATCATCCATCCCCAAATCTTCGGAAACATGAAGAACGGTATTAAATATGCGGTCAAGGGTTGCCCGGTAATAGTGGTATGTTCCGGCGGTGTGCTGAAGTCCGTTTATTGCGGCGAGTGCTGCGTCGCTTACTTGTATGGTATTGTTTTTCTTTTCCATGATTTTCTATACTTGTGATTGTTGATTGTTTACCAGTCTTTGCCGACACCGAGTCTGTCTTGGCGTATGTCGCGGAAAGTTTCACG